AATAATGGATATACATTTGATTTGAGCCATTATTTTGCAAATTATCAAGGTGCATATAATGATTATCTCGCCATCTGTCACGCGATACGAAAAGCCATCAGAGAAGACCAAATTCAAGGTGGGTTGGCAGGTGTATACAACACAAGCATCACACAACGATTGAATGGCTTGACAGAAAAGTCAGAAATGATTGTCAAAGAACAACCACTATTTGGGGATGTGAAAACCGATTCCAAAGAATAAAATGTTCCACAACAAGGAATCCAATAAAATTGGGATACCACACGATGGGCAAATCGCATTTTGATTTCCAAAACTATGTTCAAATACACAACGGCAATTGACAAAATCAGGCAACTGACCAAAAGAAAAAAGGTGATTCAAGGTGGAACATCGGCAGGAAAGACATTTGGCATCATCCCTGTACTGATTGATATGGCTATCAAGAAACCCAATCTTGAAATTTCAATTGTCTCTGAAACCATTCCACATTTGAGAAGAGGTGCAATGAAGGATTTTTTGAAGATAATGAATTGGACAAATCGTTACTTTGAACAAAATTGGAACAGGTCATTGTTGACATATAAATTCACCAATGGGTCATACATTGAATTTTTTTCTGCTGAACAAGAATCCAAACTGCGTGGTGCAAGAAGGAATGTGTTGTATATTAATGAGGCAAACAATATCAGTTTTGAAGCATATTATCAACTGGCAATTAGAACAAGTGATGACATCTTCATTGACTTTAATCCAACAACTGAATTTTGGGGTCATACGGAAGTGCTGAGAGAGGCAGATTCACAACACTTGATTTTGACCTACAAAGACAATGAGGCATTGCCACAGACAATCATAAACGATATTGAATCAGCAAAAGAAAAAGCAAAGACAAGTAAGTATTGGGAGAATTGGTGGAAGGTTTACGGACTTGGTCAGATAGGTAGTTTGCAAGGTGTTGTGATAGACAATTGGAGACAAGTGGATGCAATACCATCAGATGCCAAATTGGTTGCCTATTCAATGGACTTTGGATTTACAAATGACCCAACAACATTGATTGGAGTGTGGAAACAGGATGGCAAATTGTGGATTGATGAATTACTTTATCAAACCAATATGACCAACAATGACATTGGCAATTTTTTGAAGTCAATCAACTTTGGCAGAAATGAATTGATATGTGATTCTGCAGAACCAAAATCAATTGAAGAGTTAAGAAGACAAGGTTTCAATGTGCATCCTGCATCAAAAGGTGCTGATTCTGTCAAGATAGGTATTGACATATTGAAACGATACGATTTGAACATCACCAAGACATCAACTAATTTGATTAAGGAATTAAGGGCATACCAATGGGAAACTGACCGTGATGGAAAATTAACTGGGAAGCCAATTGATACAATGAACCATTGCATTGACCCGATGAGATATGTGGCATTAAACAAGTTAAACAACAGACCAAGTGGGAAGTATTCAACAATAACAATTTAAACAAAAATTTATATTTATACATATGATAAAGGCATTCACAGACTTGACCATTAAACAATATTTGCAATGCAAAATCATCTCAGAAAGTGAGAGTGACCCAATAATTCGCAAATGCAAATTTTTGGCTGAGGCAACCAACCGTTCATTGGATGAGATTGAGTCATTGCCATTGAATGACCTTTATGCACAACTTGGTGAAATCACGAATTTGGAGTCAATTCCAAAGAATGGAAAGATAAAATTGAAGTTCAAAGTGGGTGGAAGGAAATTTATGGTAAAGTGGAGGGAACAAGACATTAGTGCTGAACAATATATTGATGTTTCATATTTCACAAAAGACCCAAATAAGGTTGAGCAAAATATACACAACATACTTGCATCACTATGTGTTGAAAAGAAGTGGTTCAAATACTTACCTTATGATGGAACAAACCACAAGGAAAGGGCAGACTTGTTTTTTAATGAACTAAAAATCAAAGATGCTTATCCTGTTATGGTTTTTTTTTGCAAATATTACAGGGCATTAACCAAAAATATTCAGTCCTTTTTGGTGGAACAGGCGGAGGAGTTGGTGGACAAGTTACATATTCGTTTAGGGAAAAGTGGGGATGGATTGCCAACATAAATGATATGTGCAATAACGACAGAACAAAATGGGATTATTTTTTTAAAATGAATGTGATTGAATTCTTGAATACTATTTCATTTTATATTGACAAGTCAGAGTCAGATATTGAAATTGAAAGGAGTCGCAATGTCTAAGGGAAGTGAAATTGGCAAAAAGTTTGGGGAATCAATTGAAAACTTTTCAACGGTAAGTAAAAATACCATTGAATCTGTGTTGATGACATTTGCAAATGACTCAATTGCTATAATGAAGAAAAGAATTCAACAGAAGGCAAGAACAAAAGGTGCATCAACTTTGGCAGAATCAATGATTGCAGAACCATTTGACAATGCTGATGGTATTGGTGTTTATGTAAGGTCAAATGTCAAGTATTGGAGATATGTGAATGATGGTGTGAAAGGTGTAAAGAACAAAGGAAAAGCACCTAATTCAAAATTCTCATTCAAGAATCTATACACACCACCTGCGATGATTAAGTCATTCAAAGATTACATTGCAAGGACTGGCAAAAAGACTGCAATGATTGGTGGGAAAAGGAAAAGCCTATACAAGACTAACCGAAAAACAAAAGAGAAGACTGCAAAATTGGATTTGATTGAAAAGGCAGCAAAAGGATTGGCAGTTGCAACCAAGATTGGTGGAATAGAACCAATGATGTTCAAAGAAAAAGCAGATACAAGAACAAGAAGAAATAAATTGAAGAGGGATTTGGCTGAGGCAATGGGAGCAGCATACAAATTCAATGTGATTAAAAACTTTAAAAACATATAAATGGCTATACATATAAATACATCCCCTGAAGACTGGCAGAACGCATACAATGAATTAGTGTTTGATGTTTCATCCACAAATGCGACACAACCAAATTTTCAGTTTTTAGCAGATATCAACATTGTTGGACAGACCAACCCGGTATCAAGACTATTGTTGCCAAAACAACCATCAGTCAACACTATCAAGTTTGACATTGGTGAGGTCATTCGCAACTATGTGAGTTATGATTTTAATGCTTTTGATGTATCAGGCATCCAGGCTTGTAACAATTCAAGAGCAGAATATTATGTGCAATTTGGGGAAGTGTATGATGTAAGTGGTACACCAACAATTTATTCAAATTTGGCATCATTTGGTGATTCAGAGACACCAAAGAATTCAAGCAATGCAATATTTGACTTTCTTGATTGGTCAAAAACTGCTTACATATCACTTGACATTGATGGAGGTGGTTATGCATCATATAGGACTTTAAATCAACAAACATTTCAGGAAAAGTTAAGATTGAATGAACAAAAATTCTTGACTTTATTTGACAGATGGGGATGGTTGAGGTATATTAAATTTCAAGTTTTAAATGCATCAGGAAGTATAATTATTCAATCAACTGCTGGTTATGATGAGACATTTGGAATAAAATCAATCAATATTGCAAAATCAGGCAATTCATTTGGTTTTTATGATGAGGTTTATCAAACTGCGTTTAGTGACCCAACTGCTAAGTACATTAAAATACTTGGTCTTGATATTGATTCAACAGCATTGTTTGAACAAACATTCTTAATTGATACATCTTGCACAAAATACGATTCTGTGAGGTTGCATTGGCTCAACAATCTTGGTGCATTTGATTCTTTTACTTTTATGAAGGTGAGCAGAGACAAGACCAATGTGGAACGCAAACAATTCAAGAAATTTCAACCACTTGAATATGCAAAAACATTCAGGGCAAAAACAAACTACTACACAAAGGCAAGTGATTCAATTACCATCAATTCGGACTATTTAACTGACTCAGAATATGAAGGTATGAAGCAACTTATTGAGTCACCAATTGTGATGATGGAGGTTGATTCAAACACTTATGTGCCAGTCAACATAATTGATACCAACTATGAGTTCAAAAAGTATGTCAATGACAGAAGAATGAGCAACATTGAATTAACCATTGAATACACCTTTGACAATTTCAGACAATCGTTATGATAACAGAATTAAAAATATATTCGTTTGATGCAAGTGGTTTTGTAACACAGTCATATGATGTGGATTTGTTTGAATCCATTTCAATACCTGTGACCAAATCAATTGTGGATATCAAAGAACCTGACCAACGCAAGTCAGATTTCACCAAGACAATAACGATACCGGGAACTGCAAACAACAACCAATTATTTTCAAGCATTTTCAATCTTGACAGGGCAACAATAAATTCAACCCGATATAATTATCAACCTGATTTCAACCCAAATTTAAAAGTTGAGGCAATATTGTTCAGGAATTCCATCCCTCAAATTCAAGGATATTTACAATTGACTGGCATCAGAATCAATGATGGTGCGATTGAATACGATTGTGTGATTATTGGGAAGTTTGCCAATATGTTCCAAGATTTGGGAGACCTTAAATTGAGTGATTTGGATTTGTCTGAATTTGACCACGAATGGAATTTGACAAATGTTGAGAATAGTTGGGACACATCCATCATAAAGAATGGCACAACATATGTGAATTTCAGTTCAGGCAACCCAAATGGTGTTGGATATGTTTATCCCCTAATTGACAGGGGAAATTCATTGCAGAATGATGAATTGGTTTATGAACTTACAACAATGTATCCTGCATTATATGTAAAACAAGTTGTTGATTCAATTTTCACACAAGCAGGATATCGTTATACATCAAGTTTTTTTAATTCTCAAAGGTTCAAAAATCTGATTGTTCCATTTTGTGGTGGTTCATATAGGATGTCAGAAAATGAAGTCAATGACAGGTCATTTTTAATGGGCATATCATCAACTACTTATTCAAATAGTGGTTCAGGTAGGCAGTTGTTTAAAGTTGGATTTAATTCAAATTTGAATGACACA